TAACAACTTTCTTTTCGGGACTTACAGTCCCACTCTTTGTTTCTATCCCGGGCGCCTGAAAACCACTGCCGCTCATATCAAAACTAGCATTATACGCTGTATAAGAAGCTGAAGCAGAAGGAAATTTACCCACAGAAGCTTGAGTAGTATAATTATTCAAATAACAATTCCCAAACCCTATAATATGGTAACCTGTAGAATTGGGGTCTATTGACTGATAAGTATCTGGGTTGGTAAAGTCTTCTTTAAAATAAAAACTATCTATATCATTACCTTCTTGATTAACTGCTACATATATATTCCTGCAGTCTTTATATTGGTTGACAGGATAATCCTGCCAAGGCCTAGTTAAATTTCGATTTTTATTGTCTTCAAAAAAACCCGACAACAAAGAAACTTCTTCATTTTGATTATAATATGGCTCCCCGCTAAAAGGGTAATTAAATAAAGGATAATTTACATCAAATCCGAGGCGAGCTTCGTTCTTAGTCCCGCATAACAAATAATCAAAACTAATATCTACAGTGGGGTAATCTATAATAGGCCTATCTACTATACCTCTTTTGTTGATCTGTAAAATATCAGTATGGGGGACATTGATAGAATAAGAAACTGATTGCACCCTGTCAATAGGGCAAAGTCGGTTTATTTTGTTTATTAAGTTGGAGTCGTCGTTTATAGGGGCAGTGGCAGCGTAATCATAAAAATTAAATTCGCTTTCGGGGGCAGGCCCCATAAACAAAGCCTGACAATTGTAAATTACAGTTGGCCTTGCCATTACTTCTCTCCTTCATAAACGCTTGAAAACAGTATTCCGGCCAAAAAGTCATCTACTTGATGCTCTAATGCAACATCTTGTATTTTTTTGACTCTTTCATGATTTCTGTCAGTAGGCTCAGCAGCATACCTCCCTGCTTTAGCTAACCAATTATCTGGATCTTCATTAGCTATTACAATGTTAGTTATTTCTTTTGCAACCTCTTTTTGCTGCTTGCTTAACCTTTTCCGATTGTGCAGTTGTCTTAACGAGGCTTCTACCTCCAGATTCAACTTGTCTGACAGATTTAAGTTCTCTTGTATTTTAGATAAACTAAAATTTAAAGAAGCTTTGGTTCCTACTGGAGTTTTAGTATCTGTTTCTTTAGGGCCTTTTGCTCCCGGAGGTCGTCCACTAATTTGCGGACCTTTGGCTCCTCCTATTAATGGTTGATACAACCCTTCATCTCTCAAATCTTTGAATTTTTTCTGAGACTCAACTGACTCTTCCGTAGTTGGGAAACGGCCAGATTCTATAGCTTGCATACCCTCTTCTGCGGTGAGAACTCCAAGCTCAATTAATCTACTATAAATACGAGAATAAACTGAAGTATCCCTCAAGTCTACGTCTTCAAAGTAGGCATTGGGATAATTTTTAAATCCAAGCTCTTTAGATACTCTTCTAATTTCCGGCATTAAGAAGTTTTCTAGAAATACTCTACGCCCTTGCTTTAATCGCTCCATAAACACTTGTACTTTTATACTAGTATTAGCGAACTTCTCATCACTAAGAAGTATGTTATTAAGGCCCATTTGAATGTCTTGGTTAACAACCTCGTATTTTCTTGGGTCAAGTATTCCTCCTATGTCCGGAATCACAAACTTCGCATCGGTAGTATAATCAGATATCAAAACCCTACCAACAGACTCATTTTCGAAGAGCTTTTGCATAGCCATGAGATTCCTCTGATTAACCCCACCGTCCGCAGGTTTGGCTCCCATTGTTACTAATAAAATAGCTTGGTTAGTGGTTCTGGCTACAGCCATATCCATCTGCTTCATTTCCTGCTTCCAGTTTATATCTTCAAGCACTGGGTATCCCATTGGCACCGCGAATGGCTCGTAATCTTGTTTTTTATAGAAGACGGCCACTAGTTTATCAGTATTAAGGGGGATTGTTATGGCGGACATCCCTACATCTTTAGTCTCTGTTATTAATTTTTGAGTCTTCTCTGGAAGACTGTCAAAAACTTCCTGATCTTCTTCTGTCTGCGGATGCCTTAGTCTCTGAAGCTCGTAATCAGTTACCACCTTGTAGTAAACTCCCGTACTAAAAGAAATACTGCCTTGTAACTGGATATCCGAGGGATTTAAAATTATATACTTAGAAGGGATCTCTAACTCCTCGGCCGCTTGACTTATGCCGAAGGTTTGATTTATTTTAAAAGCGTCTGTTTTATCCATTTTAGCATTGAATCTATAGACAAAAACATTACCCGACCTGTAATACTCTCTGAAGAATCTACTTTGAAGATCGTCGATATTTATCCTTTTAAATAGAGTTTCAA